AAACAAAAACAGCGGAACAGAAACTTGCCGAGGCGCTCACTGAAATCCAGCGCCTAAAGGAGCAGGCGCGCGCCGAGGCGGCAAAGAAAGCCCGATTTCCTTGGCAAAACCCCGATGTAGTCGAGAGCGCGAAGGAAAAGAAATACAACCTCGCGATAAAGCCGGAGTTGCGCCTGAAAATCGACTGGCTCATGGCAAACAAGGGCGGCATTCGATCGATTCAGGTTTTCTTTGACCGCGCCGGCAACAAATTCGCCGACGATCTTCTGAAGGAACTCGGCGCGCATTGACTCACGGCTCGATGTACCCGCGCGCCTGCATCTCGCGAACATACGACTGAAGCGCGCGCAGCTTATCAATCTCGCCCTGGTCGGCGCCCGCTACTTCTGCAAGGCCGCTTGCAACCTCAGGAGCGAGGTCTGCTCGGGCGGCGCCACCATCAGCGCTTGCGGCGGTGCCGGCGCTTTCGCCTGCGGGAGAACAACGGGTGACACGGACTGACACGCGCTCAGCGCCGGAAGCAAGGCGAGCGCGATAATCGAGAGCATCTTTCGCATGCTGCGATACCTCTGCATTGAACTGCGTTTCGATAGCCGAGACTTTGGATTCGGCGGCTTGTTGATTTGCGAGCGCCGCGGCGAGCGCTTTCGACGTCGCCTGCGCGGTTGCCGCCTTTTCAGCGGACCATTGCGCGGAGACGTGCGCCGCGCCGAGATGCCAACCGAGCGCACACAGCGCGGCAGCAACGAGCGCGCCGAGCGCCGCGCGCCAGTGCAAAGCAAGCGCAGCGATCATTGCGAAACCCCCAAGATGACGCGCGGCGCGACCGTGACTTGAATCGTCCGGCTGTCGACGCGCGAGCTTGTTGTGACCGTGACCGTGACGGCGTATGTGCCCGACGTACCGCCGCCGAGCCAGAACGTCACGACGCCAGCGGTGACGCTCGTCGCCTTGCCGGCCGGATTGACCGTCAGACCCGCGTCAGACGACACAACGGCGCTCGAAATGGTCTCGCCGGCCGAGAGCCAGCTAGACCAGTCCATTTGATAATCGAGAACCGCCGCCGGAGCTTTCGGCGGCAGCGGAGAGGCAAAGCCCATATGAGACCCTTTTAACGTGCGATGAAATTTCGGGATTCAGCGGGAACGACGAAGCGCCGCGATTCGGCGCCGATGGATACCGACTGCACTTCAGGCCGCGCAGCGACGCGCCGCGACTCCGCGGAGACCCGCGCCGAGCGGATTTCGCGCGGAACCGTCAAGCGAATCGGGTCCGGCGTGCTCGTGTCGATGGAAACCGCGACGATGTGCGCGGAGACGCCCGCCAGCGCCCCGCCGATGACCGCCGAAGGGTTCGCATACGAGAGTGCCGAGAGAGCGCCAGAAACGCCCGAGAGCGTGCCGCTCGCGACGCCGCTGATGCCGATCGCCGCAGACATGCCGCCCGAGACGCCGGAGAGGGCGCCAGCGAGCACGCCAGCCGGGTTCGGCACAACCGACGCGGAGAGCGATCCGGAGACGCCAGCGAGCGAACCGGCGAGCGTGCCCGATGGATTGAGCGTGACCGATGCGGAGAAAGCGCCCGAGACGCCAGCCAGGGAGCCGGATAGGGCGCCGCCGGCGCCGGTGAAGGTCGCCGCAACGAACGAGCCGCCGACGCCCGCCAGCGAGCCGCCGAGCGCCGCGCTGATCGCCTGTTTCGCTGAGACCGCGCCGGAGACGCCCGCGAGCGAGCCGGAGACCGAGCCGGAAATCGATTCGGCGCCGGAGAGCGCGCCGGAGACGCCAGCAAGCGACGCCGAGACGGTCGACGGAACGGATTCAGCCGCCGCGATCGCGCCCGAGACGCCCGACAATGTGCCGCCGAGCGCGCCGGCGAACGTCTGCGCGCCGGAGAGCGAACCGCTCACGCCAGCGAGCGAACCCGACAGCGCGCCCGATTCCGACTCGGCGCCGACGAATGCGCCGGTGATGCCCGAGAGCGTGCCTGCGATCGTGCCGCTAGGAGCCGCCGCCGGCGTGTAAGTGATGCGGATTTGACCGCCTGCCGCCGTGCCGCCGTAGCTCGAACCCCACCCGCCGCCACCGGAGCCGCCGCCAGGAAAGCCGCCGTCGCCGCCGTTGTTGCCGCTCGACGTTGAGCCGGTCGTGCCGCCACCGCCACCGCCGCCACCGCCGCCGCCGTTTGCGTTCGCTGCGCCTGCGCCGCCGTTGCCGACTCCTGTTGCGGCGCCCGCCGTGCCCTTCGCGCCACCTAAACTAGCGTCACCATTACCGCCGGCGCCGCCCGCGCTCGTTGTCGCGGAGACGCCAGCAACACCGGCGCCGTCCGGGCCAGGCGCACCACCACCGCCGCCGGCGCCGCCGTTCGCGACGTTGCGCCCGTTGCCGCCCGCAGCGCCCGCGCGCTTTGTCGTGCCGTTGGCGCCGGTCGTCGTTGCGCCGAGACCGCCTGTCGACGATCCGCTTACGGGAGCGGAGCCGCCATTTGCCGAGACGGCCGACGAGGCGACCGACGAGCCATTGAAAAATGTGCCGGTGCCGTTGAAGCCGAAGCCCGATCCGGTTTGCGACGAAGCGCCGCCAATACCGAGACCGATCGGAATCGATGCGCCAGGCGTGTAGCCAGTGAGGCCCGCGCTGCTCGAATAGCCGCCCGATCCGCCGCCGGGCGAGCCGTTCGGCGCGTCAGCGTTGCCGCTCGCGCCCGCGCCCCAAACTTCAACGAGGTCGAGCGTGCCCGTACAGTCAGCCGGGACCGTCCAATTAGACCCGCTTGTTACAACGACAACGGTAGCCGCCATTGCGACCTCCCGTTATGCGTTGCCTTCGGTGAGCGTGCCCGACGTGATGCTGACCGACGCGCCGCTGACGATAGAGGTCGTCGCCATGACAATCTCAGCCGGGCCGGCGGTGCCGACGTCCAGGTCGGCGACGAACGTTCCGCCCGAGGTCGTGAGCCGCGCCCAGGTCGCCGTTCCGGTTGCGACCGCAGTTCCCGGAGTCGTTGCGTTGAAGGTGAGAACACCGCCGCTCGATGCCGCCGCGAGCGTCGCGCCGCACGTCACGGTCGCGAGCAGGGTCGTCGCCGTGCCGCCGGTCGCCGGGCGGGAGCCGGTGTAAAAATTGATCTTTGCGTTCGCGCCGGCTTGCGTCGTGATCGCGTCGAGTCGCGCATTGCGCGCGGTTGCAGACAAACCAATCGTCATTGCTTCTCCAAAACAAAAAGCCCGCACGAGGCGGGCTGTTGACTGCGAGAGGGGAGGGGATTACTTGCCGAGCTTTGCGGAGAACCCGAGGCCGGTGAGAAGCGCGCCGGCGCCGATGCCGTATGCCTGCATGTCGAAGGGCTTGCCAGCGACGACGGCAAAGATTTCGAGACCGAGGCCGATCAGGATTGCGAGCGCGGAGAACGCGTAGCTCGGTTCGAGCGTCGCGTTATCGTCGCCGGTGATGAGTTCGCGGAGTTTCTTCAGCATCAATGAACCTCATCAGGAGAGAAAACGAAGTCGGCGCGCGCGACCTTCTGCATGATCCACATCGGATAAGGCAGCATGTGGATGCCGTGATTCACGCCGCGGTGATGACGCGCGCAAAGAACGCGCATGTTGTATTCGGAGTCGACGAAATCGGCCGGCTCTTTGAACGTCGACCAGTCGAAAGCGGGATGCAGCGCGCGCATCTTTTCCCAATCGACGCCTTCGCTGTCGGCCCATTCGATGTTGAAGTGATGAACCTCCCGCGCCTCTTTCGTGCCGCAAACCCAACACGGCGTATCAAGCACATGCACGAGGTGATGCTTCGTTTTTCGGAACAGCGCCGACTCGGTGCGCGGAGGGTGATCGGGATAATTGATCGAGAAGTGAATCGTTTCGGTTTGCGTGTGTTCGTGCATAAAAAAGCCCGCGCGAGGCGGGCGGTTGCATTAGATGCCGAGCGCGGCTTTCGCCTTCGCCCATCGCGCGCGGCGCGCATCGGCGCCGACCATCGCAGGGTTTATGCGCCGGGTGATGGCGTCGAACTCGCCGGCGTCCGCGAGCGCGTTCAAGCCGTGATTGATCCAGAAGAAGCCCGCGACGAGTGCCGCAGTTGCCGGGTCGGTGCGCACGAGGTCGGGGTTCGCAACGATGTCGGCGCCAATGTCTTTCGCAGCGTCCGCGAAGTTCGCTTTGAACGTCGTCTGCACGAGGCCCGAGCCGCGATATTTCCAGCCGTCACCGCTCGCCGCGTTGCCGTTGCCGTACTTGTTCGCGTAGACCATGTTTGCAATCTGCGCTTGCCGGTCGAGCGGAATCGCCTTCTCGTTCGGTTGCCGGCCGTACTTCACCGCGACCGCATACGTCATCACGCGCGGGAACGTCGCCATCAGCGCGGGAATCGCGTAATTGAACGATTCGGACGTCGCGCCGAGCGAGCCGGATTCGTGGCCGACCTGGGCGAGAAATGCCGCGAGGCGTTGCGGCGTGTTGATCGAGTAGCGCTCGCATGCGGCGGTCAGCGGTGCGGCGA